CAGTGGCACCACCACCCGAACCCCCACCGCCACCGCAGACCCCGGACTACGTCGCCTTGTGCGTCGAATCCGCCCACACCTACGTCGAGACCATCGAGATGCAGGTCGCCGAAGACCACGGCACCGCCGACGGCCCCCACGACATGGCTTACGTGTACGGGGAGGATTCGCCGGAGTACGCCGCCGCCCAGCGGGTCGATGAACTCGCGCGCAGCCTCCCGTCGTTGCACGGCGAGGAGTTGGAAGCTGCGCGGGAGCAGATTGACGCCGAGATCGAGGATGCGTGCTCTGCGGCGCGGTGAATCACCTGCGCGCGTCGGCCCGGCGCGGCACCATGGGGGCATGAGCGATGTGCGGCTGGTGGGCGGCCCCTACGACGGGACCGTGCTGGAGGACATGGGTGGCGACGGCGCGTGGATGATCGTGGACGGCGACGACCGCCGTGCCGCCTACGACCCCACCGACGACCCCGGGGTGTGGGAGTACAAAGGGATGCTGCCGCCATGGACCTGACCGACGACCTCGACGATGAGTGGTTCGCCTGGTTCCGGGAGCAGATGGGCATCCACGAGGAAGACCTGCCGCCGATGACGCCGGCCGCGCGCGAGCAGGCCATGGCCGCGTACACGGACCGCAAAGACCGCGCCAACGAGCGCTGAGGCGGCTCTGAGGCGGGCAGCGGCCCCGGGTGGAACCGATGCTCGCGCGCGCCGTCGACCAGTTTCCCGAGGGGCCTGACCTCGTGTGGGAACCCAAGTGGGACGGGTTCAGGGCGCTCGCTCACCGGGACGGCCGGACCGCGCTCACGAGCAAGTCCGGCAGCCGGATGGACGCGAGGTGGCCCGAGCTGCACGACGCCGTCCGCGACAGCATCCCCGAGGGCACCGTGCTGGACGGCGAGATCGTCAGATGGTCGGACGGCAAGCTCGACTTCGACGCCCTGCTGCGCCGCAACGGGAGCTCGGGCAAAAACGCCCGCCGGCTCGCGGCCGAGGAACCCTGCCACCTCATCGTCTTCGACCTGCTCAGGCTCGACGGCCGCGACCTCACACGGCACCCCCTCGCCTCCCGCCGCGCCCAACTCGAAGAGCTGTGGCTCGACGTGTCGAACCCGCACTTGATGCTGGGCTGGCAGACGAACAGCCGCGACGTCGCTCAGCAGTGGTTCGAGGAGATGTCGGCCGTCGGGGTGGAGGGCCTGGTGGCCAAGGACACGCGACGCTCCTACCGCCCAGGCCGGCGTGACTGGCTCAAGTACAAGCACCGGGTCACAACCGAAGCCATCATCGGCGGCACCATCGGCCCACCGGAGCACCCGCGTGCGCTGATCCTCGGGCGCCGCGACCCCGACACCGGGGAGCTGCGGGTCGCTGGCCGCACCACGGACCTTTCCCCCCGGCTCCAGGTCGAGCTGGAGGATCTGCTGCACGCGTCCGGCGCTGACCACCCGTGGGGGCCAACCCTCGCCCCGAGGTGGGGCGAGCGGGAGCGGATCCACTACGTTCGGGTGCGGCCCGAGGTCGTCGTGGAGATCCAGCCGGACACGGCCACGGTCGCCGGGCGGTGGCGTCACCCGGTCCGCGCGGTCCGGCCGAGAACGGACCTGAGGCCGCAGGACGTGCCGCTCGGACTGGACCTGGAGGCGTGATGCCGACCTGGCTGCCGCCGTACAACCCGTCCGACCGGTGGGCCCGACGCGCCGCTTCGTGGGCGGCTTCCCTGCTCCCGCTGGAGATCACCCGCGCCGTCCCCGAACTCTCCACCCGCCCCCGCGCGGCCGGCCGGGTCGCCTGGTACTGGGCCACCGCCACCCTCGCCGCCCGGGGCCGCGACCAGGAGACCCTGTCCATGTCCGCCGTCATCCCCTGCGGCGCGCTCGACGGGCTCCTCGGCGAGGACGACATCGCGATGTTGCGGGCGCTCGAAGTGCCGCTCGACCGGGACACGCCCCCGAGCGAGCTGGAGCAGCGGCTCGAAGACCTCCGCAGGATCGGGCACCGGTTGCCGGTGAAGTTCCCTCAGTAGAACCCTGACCAGCGGAGGAGTTCGCAACTTCCCTGACAGGGGGCATCCCGATCGCCAGAATAGGAACACCCCCGACGCGGACAGACGCGGGGGCGCCTCACGAACAGGGACCAGCATGCGCCTCCTCCACTATGCCGACGTCGTTCACCTCGCAGCCGTGGGGGTCGCCACGCTGACAATCTGGCTCCCGCCTGGTCCGATGTCCATTGCGTCCTGCGGTCTGCTCGTTGCCGCGTCTCTCGCCGCGCATTTTCACCACATGCGGTTGTGCGAGTCCTGCATGGCTCTCACGCCGCTCGACGCCAGTGTTGCCGGGGAGCGGTATCGGCGCTCGTTCCGGGCCTTCCACTGGGCGGTAGACCACCGATGGTCGATGGTCGCCGTTACGGCGCTGGCGGGCTTGCCGATGCTGTTTCCCCCGTCGTTCATTCCGGCCCCGCTGCTCCCCACCGGGGTGATCTTGGCTTCGCTGCCCCTGACCTGGGTCGCACGTCGGCATTCTCGACTGCTGCCGTGGTGCCCCTTCTGTCGTGGGGGAGGTGGGCGCCGCGAGGTGTCGCCGATCCTGCCCCCGTCGCCGTCGCCGACATCCTGAGGCGACGACTGTACACCGGGGGTTTACATCAAGCGGTGCATGCTGCACACTGGGGGTATGCAGATGACGCGCGAAGTCCACTACCGCTGGCACCGCAACGACATCCCCACCCTTACCCCCGACAACGCCTACTCCGCCCCCTGGGGTGTCACCTTCGCCGCCGACGGCACCACCTACACCTGCGTCACCTGCGACGGAACCGGCCACGACACCACCGACCCCGCCTGCGGCCACTGCCACGGCGACGGATGCGCGGCCTGCGACCACACCGGACACGACACCGCCTGCGGCACCTGCGACGGCCAAGGGGTCATCGACTGCGAGCGCGGCTACTCCGCCTGCGACAGCCCCGCCGAACTCATCAACTACTTCGCCGACCGTCTCGACCCCGGCACCCTCGACCGCGACGGCACGGTCGTCGTCTTCGAGGGCGAGTACGTCGGCGACGGCCTCGACGACGAACCCCTCATCGTCCCCACCCGCACCGTCGCCACGATGAGCTGGACCGAGTTCGTCCGCGAGTACGGAGACGACCAGTGACCGACCTCCTCGCCGCCTACCGGGCCGCCACCGCCGAACAGGCTGAACTCCAGCAGCGGGTCGACGCCCTCGGCGTCGAACGCGCCCGCCTCCTCGCTGAACTCAAAGCCGCCGGGGCGTCCTATCAGGACATCGCCGCCCAGATCGGCACCTCACGCGGCCTCGTGCAGAAACTCATCGCACGCCACCAGGGCAAATAGAAGAGCGCCCCGCCCTCCGTGAGGAGGACGGGGCGGAGGGGCTGAACCCCGGGGGAAGAAACCACCGTAACCCGGGGCGCGGGCGGAGGCTAGAGGTGGCCGAGGGCGGTCATGCGACGGTCAGGTGCGAGAACCCGCCCTGCATGTTCCGGACCCCAACACCGATGTAGCCAGACGTGTGGGTGGTGTCGTTGACGCTGAACGTCGCCCCCGTATCCAACCTGGTGCACGCGATCGAGGTGGATCCGACGACGACCCGCACCCGGATGCCGTGGGTCCCCGTCGTGATCGCCGTGGACGCCTGCGAGCCCAGCGAGGTCTTCGTCGGCGAGGAGATCGACCCGGTCACCCGGTACAGCTCCAGCGTCCCGTTCGTACGCAGCAACAGGTTGTAGCAGTTCACGCTACGCGTGTCGTCGTTATAGCCCAGGTCATCAGCCATGCAGAACTGGAGCTGCGCGCTCGACGTCGTGTGCGTGAAGTGGATGAAGTCCATCGTGCACTCGATCGTGTAGCTCGGCGACCTCGACGCCACCGGCCCCACCTGCCCGACCACCACGCCGCCGTAGTTTCCGCTGGTGCCCGCGTTGTACCGGTCGAGGATCACCCCCTGCGTCAACCCCGTCGTGTGCCCCGACCAGTCCAGCCCCGACAGCGACATCCGCTTCGACGTCGCCGCATAGGTGTCCTGGCTGGTTCCATCACCGCTCACCAGGAACGTGCCGCTGGACTGGTTGGCCGTGACGAACGCCAACTTCGGGCCTGTCCCCGTGTACGTGCGGGTCGCCGTGGTGAAGTAGCTCAGCGGCTTCGCGTTCGGCGGCAAGTTGAAGATCGACGCGCTGGACGCGTTGGCTGCGGACAGGTTCGCGCCGTCCGACTGCACCTCGCCCTTGAGGACGACCCGGCCGTCGAGCCGCCGCCACTGGCACGGGTCGGTCGCCGTGAACCCGGTGTTCGGGTACATCGCAACCCACTCGCTGGTGGGGCCACCGTTGGGCACCATCTGCCCCCGGTACTGGTCGACGGCGTTGAACGTCATGCCGTTGTCCCAGTTGCCGGTCGCCAGCGCGATCCGGCCCCGCGACCAGGACGTGGACACATACGCCGGGTCGTCGCTGATGATGCTGACCTGCGGGACGGCGGCGCGCAGTGTCGCCACGTCGGTCCGCGTCTGCATGTCCAGGATCGCGCTGGAGGAGTTCGGGCGGGTCCCGTACACCAGCAGACGCATCCCCGCGTTCACCGCGGCCTGCATCCGCGCGAGCGTGGCGTCCGACCTCATGCCGTAGCAGGAGAACCCCTCCGCCTGGAGGGTGGCCGGCGCCGTCGCACCCGCCGTCTCCAGGTAGCCGCCTGGGATTCCCGCTGCGATCGCGGGAGCCACACATTCTTTCTGGAACCCCTGGACGATCACCCTCTCCTGCATCCCGAACTTGGCCACCTCGGCCACGATCGCGTTTCCGAGCGCCGTGCGCTGCGCGGTCGTGGACGCCCCGTCGATCTTGGCCTCGATCAACCAGCACACCGGGGACGACGCGTACCGGCGGAACATGTCCTCCAACGTGGGGATCGGGTATTCGTCCAGGTTGGAGAACCCGAAGAGCCAGGGCTTGACCGTCAGCCCGCGCACGGCGGGCAGGCTCAGCCCGGCCAGCGGGACGTCCACCCCGGTGGTCTTGAGGCAGCTCAGGTCGTGCTGGAGGACGAGGGCGCCGTCCGCGGTGAGCTGGACGTCGATCTCCAGAAGCTGGAGCCCTTGGTCGATGGCGTTGTCGAACGCCAGATACGAGTTCTCGGGCGCCAAGTTCCCGCCGCCGCGGTGCGGGATCACCTGCGGCCACGACAGGTCGCTGATCCGCAGGATGTTCGCCGCGGACTCGCCCGGCTCGCCCTGCGGGCCCTGCGGCCCGACCAGGGATGTACCCGACGTCGGCCAGGTGGTGGCGGTCGCCGAGGTCTTCGGGCCGAAGATGGTGGACGTCGAGGTGTTGATGTAGAAGTCCCCGACCGCCCCGGACACCGCCCCGTTCGGGTTCGTTGCCCCCGACAGGACGGTCCGCCCCGGAGTGCCCGCGACACCCTGGATGCCCTGCGGACCCTGCTCCCCCTGGATGCCCTGCTCGCCTTGCGGGCCCTGCTCGCCGGTCAGACCCTGTGGGCCTTGCGGTCCTTCGGGGCCTTCAGGTCCGGTGATCGCCGACAGCGGCACCAGGTTCAGCCATGTGGCGTCGCCGGCGTAGCGCCACTGGATGTGCGTCGCCGTCTGCTGCAGCTGCACCTCCCGCCCGTCCTCGCCCGGGATCCCAGGGTCGCCCTGAGGACCTGCGGGCCCGGCGGGGCCTTGGATGGTGCCGACGTTCTCCCACGCCGAACCTGTCCACACGTAGAGGTCGCCGCCGATCAGGTAGGCGTCGCCCTCCGCGCCGGTCGGCGGCAGATCAGCGGGGTCGGGCAGCGACCCGATGATGGACACACCGGTCCCGTCCGCGCCGGCCGGACCCTGCTCACCCTGAGGCCCTTGGGGGCCGACGAGGGAGGCGAGCCACTGCACCTCGGTTCCGCCGTATCCGTTGGCGACGGCCACCTCGTAGGCCGACAGCCCGTCCTCGCCATCGGCGCCCGGCGCCCCGTCGGAGCCGTCGACTCCTGGAGTCCCGGGGTTGCCCTGCGGCCCCTGCACGCCTTGCGGGCCTTCGGCTCCCTGCGGGCCGGCCGGTCCGACGAGGGACGCCAGCCACTCCTCCTCCGTGCCGGTGAACCCCTCGGACACGGCGACCTCGTAGGCGCTGGGGCCGGGGGGTCCCGGGGTTCCGCCGGTTCCCGCGGGGAGCTGGGAGGTGGGGACGAGTCCGTCGGGGCCGAGTTCCGCGACGCCGCCGGGGGCGCCGACGGCGGAGGTGGGCACCGCGGCCACGTCGAGCGCCTGGAGGACGACGACGCCGGTCTGGCCGTTGACGGACGACACCGCGCCGGTACCGACCGGCAGCGTCACGTGCCCGGTCATCCCATTCACGGAGTACACGTAGCTGTGGCCTGGTTCCGGGCACGTCGCGGGCGGGGCGTAGTCGGTGAGATCCACCGGTCCGCCCTCGGCGGGCGCCGAGAATTCGAACTCGTAGCTGGTCGCGCCTGGGACGATCACCACGGCCCGGTAGCGGAACGGGTTCGGCACCAGGTCCGGGTCGTCCGTCGCCGGCACCACCCCGGCGACCGCCCCCGTGGCGTCCATGGTGAGCACGATGGGTGAGGACAGGATGACGGTGTCCTCGCCCGGCGACACCAGGCGGGGCGGGCACGGCCATATCTCCACCCGGCCTTGGGCGGGGGTGCCGTCCGCCAGCACCCAGCGGCCGGACACCGCCACGGTGTCGACGTCAGACGGCAACGCCACCTCAGACCCCCTGCTGGGTCGTCTCGCGCGGGGTGTGCGGCGCGGCGTACCCGCCGAGGAACGTCGCGATCGGAGGCAGAGCAGCCATGAGGACGAACGCCACTGGGGCGGACAGCGGACCGAACGCGCCGGGCTCGGCGAGGAACGCGGTGATGACGGACAGCGCGACGGACGCGAACAGCGACACGAGCGTGGCTGAGGTGACCTTCGTTTCGACCATGAGGTCGTACTCCCTTGGTGCTCGGTGGACCATGGTGGTCCTCCTGACATGCGAAAACCCCGCACACGGCGGGGCAATGATCGATCTCTGGTTGAGAGTTCGGGCTACTTGGCCTGGTTCTTCACGAACGCCTGCATGATCTGCGCGGCAGCCCACCCGGTGATCCGGTCACCGAAGTCCTGCTCCGACCCCTCGGAGCGGCGCACCGCGATGACGGCCTTCTCGACCTCGTCGCCGTAGTCCCCGTCCGCCCCGTACTTGGGGAGCTTCCCGCCGGCGCCCATGAGGATCACCTGCAGGTACTTGACCCGCTCGCCCTTGTCGCCCTTACTCAGCCCGACCATGTCGTCGTCTCCCATGCTCGTCGCGTTGCCGTTGAGGTAGTCGGTCACGTCCTCGCGGAACGCGCCCATGTCGAACGTCGGGTCGTTCTTGGCCCGGTTGACCTCCTTGTGCCCCTTCACCCGAGACACCGGCAGGTCGAACTCCCGGCACAGCTCGCCCACCAGCGCGGCGTAGGCCAGCTTCTGCACCTGCGGCCACGGGTCGTTCGAAGCCCCCGAGTTCTCCGCCTCGATGCCGATCGACCGCGAGTTGGTGTGGTAGCTGCTGGTCGACGGGGCGTTGTGGTTGCACCGTCCGGCCGCGATCACGTAGATCGTCCCCGACCGTCCCAGCCCGAAGTGCGACAGCGGTCCGGGCAGGCCGGAGTAGCCGTTCTTCACGACGTTCAGCGTCGGGTAGTCACCCTTCGCAGACTTGGGTGTCGCGGTGTGGTGGCACACGATGCCGTCCACCTCGGCTTGGGCTTCACGGCCGCGGGACTGCCATCCGGACACCTCCACCACGGGATAGCCAGTGCGCCGAGCGACCTCGGCGAGCTGTTTCAGCCAGGGCATGTTGGACTCCTTCGGTTCAGGGGGTCGGTGCGGGTCCGCCAGCGGGCCCGGGTGGCCCGGAGGGGCCAGGAGGGCCAGGTGGTCCTTGGGGTCCGGGCGGCCCCTGCGGGCCAGCGGGTCCGGTTTCGCCTTGCGGCCCTTGAGGGCCAGCGGGACCTTCAGGTCCGGCGGGCCCTTCCGGGCCGGGTTGGCCGTCGGCGCCGTCCTCGCCGGCCGGGCCGCGGCCGCCGTCCGACCCGTCGCGGCCGTCCGATCCCGGGGCGCCAGGAGGCCCCGACGGACCGGGGGGCCCTTGGAGTGGCGGCGGCGCCGGCGTGGCGACCGGGGTACCCCCAAGCTCGTGCACCTGCTGAGACAGCGCTTCGGCGTCCCCACGAAGCTGGGCAACCTGATCAGCCTGAACCTGCACCAAATGCGTGACGATGACGAAGCCAGCGAACACGCCCGCGAACCAGGCGATCCCACGCACCGTGTGGGCGCCGAGCTGGACACGGGGTAGCCAGCGCAGAAGTCGAAGCTTCACGAACCCACCCCCATGAGCGGAGCGAGGTAGGACTGCACCAGTCCGGCGATCGGAACCGCCACGATCCCGAGCCACCATCTGCGGTCCAGAACGCGCTGCTTGGCCTCCGCCTTCAGCTCCTCGCGCAGCCCCGCGACGGCGCCCTCCTGCTCTTTGCGGCCAGCGACCAGCTCCGCTTTAAGCTCGGCGGACTCGGACCGCAGAGCCGCGATCTCCAGGGTGTAGACCTGCATCGGGACCATCTGGGCGCGAGACTCGGCGAGTTCCCGGCGGAGGTCCTTCTGGCCCTCCTCGATGCGGGCGAGTACTCGGTGGAGTTCACCGATGGTCATGTCCTCGGCCACACTCACCCGCCCTCCTGTGGCACCTGTGACTCGGGCACCACGGTGCCGTCGGGCAGGAGTACGCCGGCTTCGGCTCCGGTGTCGGTCGGCGGGCCGGGCACCTCGATCGCGTCGCGCTCTTCGGGCTCTTCCACGGCGTCCTCCTATCCGGGTTCGGTGGGCAGCTCGGGGTCGAGGATCGGCTCGACGGCCGCGTCGGCATCCACCGGGCGGCGGGGCCGGTAGAGGGGGCGCACGTCCACGGTCATCTCCACGTCCGGGCCGGACCCGCGCACCGTGTACCCCAGCACCCGGAACGTGCCGTCGATCATCGAGCCGGTGGGGTCCTGGATGAGGACCACGTCGCCGGTCTGCAACCGAGGGTCGGGCAGGATCGTCACCGGGGAGGTGAGCGGAACGGGCCACGCGGTCCACGTCAGCAGCGCCCACGCCACCCAGTCGGCGAAGAACGCGTTCTGCACCCAATCCGACGCCGCGAACTCCAGCGCCTGCTGGCCGTAGCGGGCGATGGAGTCGAGGTCCTCCCGCACCACCGGCCGCAGCGTCTCGCTGCTGTTGTCCGCGAACGCGAACCGCAGCGACCCGGCGGACAGGCTGGAATCGGTGGCGACGTAGGCGGTGCCCGTGCCGCGGTTGTGGTAGGTCACCACCGGCCAGTCCCCGACCCACTGCATCTCGCACTCCACCGGCGCCAACGCTCCCGTGCTCGTCAAGAACTTGGCGACGGTGGAGTTCGCTGGCGGGGTCGCCCCCGTGTACATCATCGGGGTCCGCATTCGCCACGGCCTGGTGACGCCGAAATCGAAATGGATTGACACCGACTGGCCGCCGGGGATCTGGGTGACCGACCCGTACACCAGCACCTCGGACAAGGTCTGCGCCCGCGTCCACGCAACCAGTCCGACCTCGACACGGTTGCGGATCGCCGCAGCCTCCTCGTCCACGGTGATGTCGGCAATGTCGCGCTGCGCGGTCAGCGTCAGCGCGGGAGGCGTCGCATCATCCGGGGTGATGTACTCGTACCTGCGGAAATGGAAGACGCCGTCCTCGTCGAACCCCATGTAGGACAGCGTCGACGACGCGATGTCCTTGAGGAGGTCCCACCACGATCCGGCCGCTGGCGGGATCGCGTCCAGCCCGTACCGGGTGAGTCCGGGGCTCGCCCCGTTGATGAGGAGGTCGATGTCGGCGCCGCGCTGCCACTGCTGCACGATCGGCGGGGTCGAGGCGACCCGGGAGACGTTGACGCACTCCATCGGAGACCGCGACGATGCGGTTACCTTATGGAGGAATCCGAAGGTCATGACGCCGGACGTGGTCTGGGTCGCTGTCGCGTGCAGTGCCCCGCTGGGCTGATAGAGCCACGCCCGCACCTGCACCCCGGACCCCAGCGACGGCAACACCACCTGGAACGCGATCTTGTACCGGCCCGCCTGGGAAACCGTTCCCGATGGCAGGCCCCAGGTGATCCCCGAGCCGCCCACGACAGCCCGCAGGCTCGGAGCTCCCGGGTCGAACCGCAGCGTGATGTCCTCCGACGAGGCCGAGTCCTCGGACGCCTGGAAGCTCAACACGAGCTGCGACGGATCCACATCGGCCGTGGTCCGCCGGTACACCCACCATTCGCCCATCAGTGTCGTCACCTGCGACAGGATGCGGCGCTGCGGCGCCCACGTCACCGACCACCCGTCCCCCGAGTCATAGACCGGGCCGGCCGTCCACGGAGACCGATCCGGGTCGTAGGAGATGGACCCAGTAGTGGCGATGCGCATGCCCATGTTGGCCTCGACGCTGCCGAACATGCTGGCGAACATCACCTGGTACATCGCGTTAGGGCGCGGCGGCGGGGACGCGTAAATCCCGTTGGACCGCAGGGCGTGGTCCACCACCCACGCCGCATGGATACCGGACGACGCCGACGCCACGCACGGCGGCAGCGTCGCCCGGCCGCGAAGGATCTCCGCACCGTCCAGCGCCGTCAGCGACACCCGGCCGCTGCTGGAGTTCGTCGTATTCCGGGTGACCCGGCCGCGAAACGCGCTTTTCTGCTCCTCCTCCAGCCCCCAGTCGATCACCGCGGACTGGCCCGGCCGGGCGTAATCGGCGGTGTTCCGCGGCGCCCACGGGCTGTACTTCTTCGCCGCCGTCGGCTCCTGCCAGCCCTGCGCCGACGTCAGCTCGATGCTGGCCTGCGCCGCCGACGACCCCACCGGCGCCGCCACCGCCTCCGGCAGCCCCGTGTCATAGGACCGCGACACCGACCAGCCCGCCACCTCCGACGTCATGTCCAGGCTGCCCAACCGGACCGCCGCCGCATACGAGCGGTCGCCCCGCTCCAAGGCGGCATCCAGCTCAGGGCTACCGGGTCGCACTGCCGTGCACCTCCACCAGATCCAGGCTGATCCCGCGCTCGCGCGTCCCCAGGGCCGGGGTGTCGTCGTAGGAGCGGATGGCGTAGGCCGGGGACCCCTCACCCAGCGGCCACCCCACCACCTCGGCGGGCTGCCCGTAGGCCAGGACCGTGTCCGTCAGGATGACCGAGGACGGGGGTGACGTCCCCACGATCGCGCGCGGCGACACCCACACCGCGTTCGCCGGAGCCGTCCCCGTCGCAACCGCCGGCGTCACCCCGGAACCTGGGGCACCTGTCACGGTGCCGACCTCGAATCCCGAGTCGCTCACCCACACCAGTTGCGGGGAGGCGTAGGCCCACAACGCCTGCGACCCGCCCCGGCCCACTGGGGACCCCATCAGCGACAGGGTCATGCCTGGCATCACCGGCCATCCAGGCCAGTACCCGTGCCGGTACGTCAGCACGTCCCCGGCGACGGTGGGCTGCACCCCAACGCTGTAGATGCCGCCCGGTGCCCCTCGGACGAGAGCCCCCGAACCGGTGAGTTCGTAGGCGTCGGCGATGGTCGCCTGGATCGCTCCAGACGGCGGGCGCCCCCGCGACTGCGCGGCACCCAGGGCGTTGCGCACGGTCGGGTCGATGACGCCGATCACCTCGCCGGCACTGGGGTAGGTGTCGAACAACCGCGGCGGGGCGGTCGCGAGTTCGACGAGGTGGTCGAAGTCGTCGGGAGCCAGGCTGTTCCAGGCGAGTGTGGTCTGGCGGGGCTTGTCGCGGGCACGGGTGAGCGTGTTCCGCCCCGCCAGCGATGTGAAGACTGACGTGCCGAGGTCGCGGGGCCGGGTGTAGGACGACGCCTGCTCGGCGACCTCCCGCATCCGCCCCGGCACCCCGATCCACAGGTTCTCGATCACCGGCTCACCTCCTCGCCAGGTCGCGCTCACCGCGTCGCGCAGCGCGGGCGATCTCTTGGCCGTCGACGGTCACGACGATGTCGCCGCCGGTCATCCGCTCCATCTGCCGCACGAGCGCCGCCAGGGTCTCGGCCTGTCCGGTCGCCGCCGTGGCGGCGGTGGACTCCAGGTCGGCCGTGGGCACCAGGCTGGGCGCGGCGGCGGCCAATGCGAGCCGGTTGCTGGCCTGGGTGACCAGGTGCTGCCCCTGGGCCATCCCCTCGGCCAGCATGGAGGCCAAGTTGAAGCCGGCCTTGTCCATCGGGTGCGACCGCAAGGGGCCCACCTTGGCGGGGCTGAAAGGCCAGTAGTTGCGGACGTTGCGGGCGATGCCGGACATCTGGTCGTACAGGTGCCGGACCGCCGAGTTGATGCCGTCCATAAGCCCGAAGATGATGTTCATCCCGGCGTACTTGAGCCAGGACCGGGCACTGCGGAACGCGTTCAATACCCTGGAGGGGAGCGACGCGACGAACCGCACCGCCGAGCTGATGCCCGAGATGACGCCTCGCGCCAGCGATAGCACCATGGCGATCGCCCCGTCCCGGGCGGCGACGAACGCGTGGACGATGCGCGCGGCCGTGCGGGCGACGAGCGAGATGGCGCGGTCGCGCAGGTCGACGAACGCGTCGATCGCGTCATCACGCATGTCGCGCAAGTCCTGGATGACCTTTCCGACCATCTTGCCGACCCGGGTGCCGACCTCCTCGGCGGTCTGCCGAGCGCTCTGCACCCAGATAAAGAAGCTGGTCGCGGTCTGGAGCACCCACGACACGAGGGCGACCAGGCCCTCCAGCAGCCACCCCACCGCGCCGATCACCGCGATCAGCACCGGCTGCATGTCCGTGAGCGTGGTGGCCCACGCCGACGTCTGCTCCGCGATCATCGTCAGCAGCTCCGGCAGCAGCCGGATCACCGGCAGCAGCGCCTCCACCAGCGGTGGGATCAGCGGCGCGATCGCCTCGATCAGCTCGGCGAACGCCGCCGACAGCTCAGGCAGCACCGGAGCGAGACTGTCCGCCAGCTCGGAGACGAGCGCCGCGATGTGCGGCGCCAGCATCACCAGCACGTCCGCCAACGCCACCAGCACCACCGCGGCCAACTGGGCGAGGAGCGGCAGCAACGGGGCCAGCGCGATCAGGATTTCGGAGAACGCGGTCGCGATCTGCTCCAGCGCCCCCGTCTCCACCAGCACGTCGACCGCGTCTCCGAGCGCTTCGACGACCGCGATGATGCCCGGCTCCAACTCGGCCAGGGCGGGCACGAGCCCGTCGATCGCACTGGTCAGCACCGGACCGAACGCGCGGGCGATCCGCCCGATCGCCGGGGCGAGCGCACCGATGCCGGAGACGAGCGCCGACAGCACCGGCGACAGCGCCGACCCCGTCAGCGACAAACCTTCGAAGAGCCCTTCGAGCGCCTCCATGCCCTCCGCGCTGGAGAGGAACTCGTCCATCTCCCCGGTGAGGTTCTCGATGGTGGCAAGCAGCCCGCCGTCACCGGCGGCGGAGAAGATGGAGCCGATGATCCCGGCGACGTTGCCGGCGATGTCGCCGAGCTGTGACAGGGTGTCGACCGCGTCCTCGATCCACGCGGTGACGTCCCCGGATCGCACGGCCTCATCGGCCCACGCTCGGAACCGTTCGGAGGCGACGTCGAGGGCGGTGCCGAGTTCCTCCACGAACGGCAGCCCGGCCGTACCGATGGCCGCCAACCCGGAGAGGAAGTTCGGGAGGGCGCTCTCGGCGTTGCGGATGGAGGTAGCGGTCGACGCGAACAACGCGTCTAGGAACGCGAGGCTGCGTCCGGACCCGGCGAACTCGGTGAGCTGACGTGCCGCACCACCGGCGGCATCGGCCACGTCCACCATGCCCGTGGTGAGCGTGGGCAGCAGGCGCTCCCCGAGCCGCTCGACCTCCCCCTCCAGGGGGGCGAACAGGCTCTCCTGGACCTCCTGCTGTACATCGCGCAGAGCCGGAAGCAGGTCCTCGAACTCCCGCGCCAACGATCGGGCGGCCGGGCTGAGCTTGTCGAGGGCCTCCGAGATCTTCTCTGCGTCGCCCTCGACGATCGCGCCGAGCGCGTCACCCACGCCGACCGTGGCGACCGCGAGGGTGCCCATCGCCGCACCGGCCGCACCCGCCACCGCAGGAAGCGCCGCAGCAAAACCAGCGAGTGGGGCGAGGGCGGTGCCGAGCTGGACGACAGGGACGACCGCGGAGGCCGCCCCGGACGCGAGAGCGGCGATCCCGGCGGTCGCCGCCGACAGGCCGACCGCGCGCCGCCCGAGCCCGGCCATGGACTGGGCGAGTAACCCGAGCGCCTGGGACGCGCCCGCGAGGGCCGCCCTGTCGATCTCAGGGCGGATGGTGGCGGTGCGGTCGCGGGCGAGCCGGTCGATCTGCTTGCCGACCGCGCTGGTGTTGAGGTTGACGTTGACGTCGACGTTGGCGAGCTGGCGCTGGAGGTCGGCGTTGACGCGGGCGGCATCGCGGGCGACGCGCTTGGTGTCGATCCTGGTGGGGATCTTGACGGTGAGGCTGCGTTCGAGCTTCTCCAGGTCCTTCGTCAGGTCCTTGCGGAACTTGCTCGTGTCAGGAACGACCCTGACGCTGACGCGTCCGGCCGTGCGCCCACCAGGACCAGCCACAGGGGACCACCCCCCGGGCTCTCATCACGCGGTTCGGCTCATCTGGTTGATCTGCGCCACCGTCAACACCCGGGGCTTCTTCGTGGCGCCTGGCCGGGGGTGCGGCTTGAACTTGTACTTCTTGCCGACCGCAGCCTTGGTGCCTTCGCGGGTGAAGTCGATCTCCTCCGCCGCTAGGAGGTTCGACTGCAGGGTGGACTGCCACATCCGCCACTCATCCACCGCACTTCGGGTGGACGCCGCGGCGGCCGACGCGGTGAACGCGGCATCGGCCGGCAGGCCCTCGATGAGCGCGAGCACGAGCGCCGGGGACGGGCCGCGCCCCGCCACTACGTCACGCAGGTCGACCCGGTAGTACCTCAGCAGGTCCGCGTACAGCGGCCCCCCGTGATCGCGGATCAGCTCGCGGAGGGCAAGAGCTTTCCCATGTCCTGCTCAGAGGCGTAACTCATGACGATCTCCAGGCGCGCCCCCAATGGGAGCCTGGACAGGCGCTCACCGTCCTCGGGCGTCGGAGCGGCGATGCGGATCATGGTGTTGACGTGCGGCATCAGATCACCGATCTGCTTCATGCTCAGACTGGCGTTGGCCTTCTTCCCGCCCTTGCCGAACGGGCTGTTCGCCAGGGCCTCCATGAACTGCAGAAGTTCGGCGTCGTGCTCGGCCGGGATCATCATGAGGGGCCGCAGGGCGATCTCCCGGTCATGCAGCTTCACGACGGTCGAGTTCGGGGCGGTCTCCTGCAGGTGAGAAAGATCAACGATGGACATGCGGACCTCCGCGCGGACCTGTGGGTGGACGCCCGGCGCAGGGGTCCGCGTTCCCGCGCCGGGCGAGTATCAGGGAGTGGTGACCGGGGCGCGCTTCGCGCCGATCTGGAACAGGTAGTCCAACTCGCTCTTACCGAGGGCGGTCGCCTGCACCGGGAAGCCACTGAGGTTTTCGGGGTCCAGCTCGACGTTGTCAGCGCGCAGGATCGACGCCCGCGGAATCCAGAAGTCGGCGAACTCAGGCCCGTCGTCGACGCGGATGTAGAGGGCGCCCTCAGTCGGGGTGGGGGTTCCCTTGGTGACCCCGTAGTAGTCGCCGTCGATGGTGCCACCGGACCCGTAGTAGAGCTGGTAGGCCAGGGCGTCCCACTGCAGCAGCGAGAACTGGAACATGTGGGAGACCGGCGAGATCGACTCACGGAGCGACGTGTTCTGCCACGACGGGTGGACGGTGCGCTCGCCGCCGTCCTGGGCGATCGTCAGCGGCGTCTCCCGACTCGTGTGGCCGATCTCGATCAGCAGCTCACCGGGATCGAACGGGTCGGTCGGCCGCGTCGCCGCGCCGGTCGAGTCGAAGAAGAAGTGTCCCTCGCCGGGGATCACCACCGCGCCATCGTCAAGCGCCATGTCATGCCTCCTCAAGGGCACAGGAACGAACAGAAACGAGCAGGTTGCGGACCTGTGCGCCGAGAGGCGCCTATTCAGTTGTCAGACGAGAGGACGGACGCGCAGCCAGTACGATCCCTGATAGCGGTACGTGTCCTCGTCAGCCGTATCCGAGGGCAGCTCCACCGGCGCCGCCTGCTCCTCAAACGACGAGATGTAGCCGATGCCAGGCACCACCACTTGCGGAGACCTGGACGCCAGAAACAGGACGTCGCGCGCCGTCTGCGACAGGGACTCCGCCTGCGTCTCCGAGCGCGCCCACACCTGGACATCCACCAGCGCGGCGTCCAGGAACCGCGGATGCACCGACGAGCCGGCGGACCGGCGCGCCATCACATACGGCAGCGGCATTGGGGAGATCACACGAGTTCCCACGTCGATGCCAGCGAGGTCGGGGGCGGCGCGCAGCACCCCCATCAGCAGGGCGTCCACGCGCGGCAGGAGCCTAGCCACCGCGCATCCCGATCATCCGGTGCAGGATGTACAGGCCCTGCATCGGACCCCGCTCGGAGGTGGGGCCGCGCCCGTACTCGATGGACAGGGCGCCGCCGTCCGGGTCGACCAGCGACACCCACGAGTCCGTGCGGCCCCGGGTCACCTCGATCGACGCCCGGCCCGAATGCCGGTGTGCGGCCAGCAGGCGTTCCGCGCGCTCGGCGAGGATCTCCGCCCGCTCGTGCACACCGTCGGCGACCTCCCGTGCGACGATCTTCTCCAAGTTCGCGTTCAGGCGGACCATCACGCCACCTCCACGCTCGACCGTCGGCGGCGGATCATCGCGTCCACGTGCCGGGTCCGGCCCGACATCCGGTAATGGCGAGGGGCGCCTTGGACGTCCCACCAGGACCCCTCATCGACCCACCACACCGCCGCCCACGGCCCCAGCGGGGCCTCCCGGGCGATCAGCCGGTACAGGTCCACCACGTACTGGCCGGTCACACTGACCTCGTTCGAGGTGGACGGCTGGATCGCGCACCTGATGCGGATGGGCGACTCTGCGGGAACCCACACTGGGTTCCCCAAATCGTCCGTCGACCTGACCTGCGGGTACACGTCCGCCAGGTGTGGGTTGCGGTCGAGGATGCTCACCAACAATCACCCCACCAGTCCGGGCACTGCCGCGCCGTCGTCCGGAGCACCGGGGTGATCGTGAACGCGCCTCCTCCGGCGCCGAGCTGCGCCCACTCCGTACCACCGACGAACAGGTGCCCCGAGGCGACCGCCGCCGAGAGCTGGTAGGAGTAGTTGCCCTCGGTCTCCGAGCGCACCCCCGTGGGGTTGCGGATCACCCTCAGCACCGCGTTGGACTCCACCATCACCAGCAGCGCCCGGTAGTTCGCCTCGCACACCCGCTCGTCCAGATCGCCGACCCGGCCGCGGATGATGGCCTCCACGTCCTCCAGCAGCGTTCCCGCCAGAGTCCGCTCCTCCGCCGTCAGCGGCCGGTCGAGGCGGGCCTGCACGTCGTCGACCGTCGCAAACGCCACCACGCACCCCCCTTACGTCGCGAGGACCCCGCGGGTGCGCAGTGCCGCCAGTAGGGAGTTGTGGTCGGCGACCAGGCCGGCGACGTCGGTCGCCGTCGAGTTCGCCACCGTCGGCGCGCTGCCGGACATCAGCCCGGTGTGGGTGTGGTTGCCGGCCGCGGCCTGCTGTGCTCCGGTGCCCAGGGTGCGGATGGACGCGGTCCCCGCCGCCTGGTCCGCCGCCAGTCCCGGGTGGGTGTGGTTGCCCGCGGCCGCCGTGGTGGCCGTGGTGCCGATCGTCGGCGGGAACGTGGCCGGCTTGCCGGTGACGTCGCCCCAGGCGACGCTCGCCGGGGCGCCGAGGTCGACCGGAACCAGGTCTCCGCCGCCGTCCCGGGTGAACAACTGGACCGGGACGGGGACCCGCGATGTGGGGACGGCCCCATCGACGACCACGGCGGGCGTGGTCCTACGCATCGCCGTCCCCCTCCTTCTCCTCGGACTTCTTCGGGCGCCCGCGGCGCGGCTTGGGCTTCTCCGCCTCCACCCGTCGCCACCCCTGCGCCTCGTACCGCTCGGCCTGCTCTTCGAGGACCCACACGACCGTCGGCGACGACGACATGCGCACCCCAACGCGCCCTTCCATGGCCGCGACCCCCTCTACGCGCCGGTCAGGCGGACGAACCGGTTCACGTCGCGTACGGCGAAACCGATCTCCACCTCGGCCCGGATCGCGAACATGTTGCGCTGCCAGAGGTTGATCGTGGTCGCGCCGTCGGTGAGCGTGGCCTGGTCGGACTCGGAGATGGAGATCCCGGTGACCATGCCGTACATCGCCGCCGACCAGTCCCCGCCGAAACCGACGGTGTCCGGCGCCGGGTCGACGCCCGCGTCATAGACGTGGCGGGACAGGTAGGCAGGCCGGCCCAGGAACATGCCGATGCTGCGGCCCTCGGCCTGGAGGTTGGAGATGAAAAGCGGCCGGTCGTTGCCGTCCACCGCACTGAGAGCGAGCGCCTCGCCCTGCGGGGCCAGCGCCCACGCCGACAGGGTGCCGCTCGCCGCCGCCACCGACGAGATCGCCGCGACCAGCCCGTTGTACATGGTCTGGTCGGTGGTGTTGTCGATGGACACCGCCGGGGCCGCCGCCAGCGTGTCGAACCCCGACCCCGGGGCGGGACCGAACAGCACCGACTCGTCGAACTGCTTGGCGATCGCACCCGCCAGGCGGGGCCGCATCGCGTTGTACAGGCCGGGCAGGTCGCGCCGGAACTCCATCGAGAACGGCTCGATCACCGCCAGCTTGTACGGGGTCAGCAGCTTGTTGCCGAACGTCCCGCGGCTGACGGGCTTCTCCGCGGTCTCCGCCACCCACGACGCCTCAGGGTCGCCCGTGATGATGGGGATGGACACGCCGCGGCCGGGCATGTCGATCCGGCGGGCGAGCTGCATGACGATGGACTGCTCCTGGGCGTCGGCCCAGATGTCGCTGGACACCGCCGGGGGCAGGTTGACCCCGGCGGTGGTGCGGTTGATGTCGATACCCGCCATCGCGGGCCTCCCTTCTGGCCCCCGACGGGGGCACAGCCCCCACTGCGGGGGCTACTGGTCGAATAGGGCTGCGAACTGCTGAGCGGGACCGGACTCGGCGTCCGGGGACTGGCCGCGGGTGGGGTCGGGCCGGGGGCCGCGCTTGGGCTTGTCCTCCTCGGCGCGGGCGGCGAGCTTGGTCGCGAGGACCTTGGCGCGCTCGTCGAGCTCCTCCTCTGACTCGCCCGTGAGGAACCCCAGGAGCTCGTCGTCGAGGCCGTGCCGGCGTGCGGCGCGCTCGCGCCACAGCTCGTGCTGGTGGCGGGACGCGGCGCCGAGCGCCTCCTCGTACTGGCCCTGGAGCCGCTCCAGCTCGGACTTCTTCGCGTCCTCCAGCTCCTGGAGGCGCTGCGCGGCCGGGGCCAGCTCCTTGGTGCGCTGCTCGTGCTTGCGCGCGAGCGTCTTCCACTTGGCGGCTTCGGCTTCCCAGTCCTTCTCCGCGCGCGGCTGCTGCTCGGTGGTCGCCTCCGTGTCGGCGGCGGCCTGTCCGCTGGTGTCCGCGGCGGTGTTGTCCTGCTCGGACATGCGTGTCTCCCATGTCGGGTCGGTGGTGCAGCCCCCTGTCGGGGCATGCGCAGACCCCGGCCGCCACATGGGCGCCGGGGTGGTCTCGGTGGGGGGTCAGGCCGCGGCGGCGGCTTGCCGCTCGGATTGCTGGGAGTCGATCCAGCGCCGCCAGTCGCGCAGGTTGCCGTTGGCGTGCTCGTCCCAGGCCCGCGAGAGTTCGAGGTACTGGTCGCGGCCCGGCCAGTCGGACCGGTCGTAGACGGCGACGACCTCGCAGTCGCACCGGTTATGGAACGGCTCCCCGATCGGGCGGGCGTTGCGCCCGCGACCGATGTGGCGGATCAGAGCAGCCGAGGCTGAGCGGTACACGGGGCCGCGGCTGGCCAACATGGTGCAGAACGCGCACGTGTACGCGCCCGTGATACGGCGGGCGTACCCGATCGCCTCCGGGTCGTGGCGTGCGGCGTCGATGACGCCCTGCCGGCCGCCGTCTTTGGCGTGCCGGTCGACGACCAGCACCGCCTCCTCCACCACCACCGCCGGAACGTCGTCATCGTCGCCCAGCGCGTCCAAGGGCGGCTTCACCAGCTCCCGCAGGCCCTTGTCCAGAGCCTCCACCGGGTAGTCCCGTCGGGGGAACTCCACGGGCGAGTCGGTGCCGAGCATGCGGTCGCGCTCGGCGCGGTAGGCCCGCTCCGCCAGCCGCCAGTAGTCCATCCGCGCCCGGTAGGTGATCGGGTACAGGGCCTCCACCAGCGCCGCCCACTCCCGCGGCGTCGGACGCGGCCGCATTCCCGTTCGAAGGACGGGAACCAGCACCGCCCGCAGCGCCGAGGCGATCCCCGCGCGCCGCCGCCGGCGCTCCTCCGGCGTCACGCCGCCGGCTCCGGCACGGCCGCCCGGTCGGCCTCCAGGAACCGCACCGCCGGGTCAGTGTCATCGAGCGCCCGCAGATGCCGCCGGTACTCCGGCGAGAACCCCATCTGCTCCCACGCCCCCTCCTTCGGCAGCAAACCGCTGGTGAAGAGCTTGACCACGGCGTCGGCCTTAGCCGCATAGGTCGGCGTCGACGGATCCCGCCACACCGTCTCCAGGCGTCGGGCCGCGGCGTCGTCGTCGCCGACGAACCGCAGCGCCATGCGCATGACGCGCTCCCACGTCTCCCCGAACGCCCTGCTGCGCCGCTCGGCGCGCTTCACCAGCCGCGCCTCCGAGGAGCGGATCGCGTCCGCGGAGGCCGGGTTGTCCGTGGACATCCCGAGGAAGTGCGGCGGAAGCCCGGTGACACTGGCGACCATGCGCGCGTAGTGATTGATGACCTCGGTGAAATTCCGCAGGTCAGCGCCCTGCAACTGGCCGATCTTCGCCTCGTGGTTGCCCAGCGCCAGAAACCGGCCAATGTAGGCCTCCCACACCGGCACCGCCTTGCCGTGCTGGTCGACGAAATCCTCCTGCGTGCCGCCGAGCACATACCGGGTCGGAACCGCCAGGAACTCCTGCGCCGCCTGCAAGTTGGTGAGGCTCCGGCATGCGGCGTCGGTCAGCTCCATCACGTCACGCATCTCCGTGACCCCGCCCCGGTCCGACAACCGGGCCCGGTTCACCAGCGGCACCACCGCGACCTCGTCCAGCGCGAACTCGTCACTGGTGTCGACCTTCCACCGGCCGTTGGACTGGCGGTAGGTGACGTTCTTGGCGGGGAGCTGGAGGACAGCGCCCGACGGCTGGCCCGTCTCGTCCCGCTCGAACACCCGGACCGCCCACCGCAAAGCGCGCGTCGCCGGGTCCACGTCCACCGCCATCGACCGCGCCGACTCCACCGTGATCACCGGAGGATCGTCGTCGGACTCGCCGGCGGCCACCGTCACATAGGAGCGGCCCAGCACCAGGGCGTCCAAGTGGGCGAGGCTGCTCTCCTCGTCGAGGTCGTTGGCCTGCCACCAGTCCCACAGCCGCTCGTCGGCGCCCGAGGACCCGCCGAGCTGGAACCCCTCGACGTCGAGGCGCTCCTCCAAGCTGTCGACGGTCAGCCCCGGCCAGTTGATGACGACCCGCAGATCCTCCAGGCCGGGCGGCAGCGCCAACCCCATGGCGCGCAGCCGCTGGGACCCCTGGTAGTAGCAGTCCAGCCGCTTCACGTGGGCCAGGTGGGCGTCGATCTTCTCCAGGCCCGCGGTGAGGGTTTCGAGTTCGGTCACCGGAACACCACCACCCTCCGGTCGACGGGCCGGTCCTTGCCGGAGGCCGCGAGTTCGTGCTGCGCCATGTCGGCGAGCAGCATCCCCGCCCACCCGTCCACCTTGTGCCGGGACCCCCGGCGGTCCTTACCGAACGAGATTCCGTACCGGTTCGGGCGGCGCCGCGCGTTCAGCACATGCCGGCGCAACCGCACGTCCCCGGTGTGCTTCACCTTGCCGTCGGCCACCGCCGCCACCAGGCGCTCATTCGCCAGCGTCGACTGCTGCAACCGGCCGCGCATGTCCCACGCGATCGGCTCCTTCGTCGACGCCTTCACCAGCAGCCGCTCCCGGTAGTCCCGCGTCCACGCGTCGATGTAGGACTCCCAGTGCTCCACGTCCGCGAACGCCGCCACCACGTCGTACAGCTCGAACGCCGTGTGCACGGCCTCGTCGACGGCTTCCCGGTCGACCTCCCACCCCTCGCCGGCGGGCCCATCCGGGCGCTCCCACATCCCCAGCAGCTGGAACAGGCGGTCGGAGACACGGCAGGCGATGAGCACCGTCGAGTCCTCGCGGATCGACCCGTCGAACCCGAGCACGATCCGGTCGCCCGCCTCTAGCCGGTCGCCGCTCTTGCACGCGTCCCACTCGACCGGGGACACCAGTCCGTCCTCGGCGGTCACCACCTGGTTCAGGTAGAACCGTCGGGCGTCCGCCGGGTGGGTGCCCAGGTCGTAGATCTCCGCGATCACCCGGTCGACGTCGACCCACGGGGCGTCGGCGTACAACTCGACCAGGCCGGCGCGCAGCTCATCGGCGTCGCCGAGGTCGCGCACCTGCGCCTGCGGGTGGTAGCGCATCAGCCCGAGGTCGACCGCGTCACCCGAGGCGATCTTGTCGGCGTAGATGGCGGTCTGCTCCGCCACCGACTCCTCGCCCGGCGTCCACGCGTTCGTGGTCTCCAGCGACCGGCCGTTCATCTTGCCCAGGTTGCGGCGCAGGGTCGCGGCCATGCGAACCCCGCCGTTGCTGGTCGTCCACAGGTGCGGCTCGTCCAGGATCGCGTCGGTCAACCGCTGGCCCTCACGGCTGGGGGCGCTCGCGGTGACGGGCTCCAGCTTGCCGTTGCGGGTACGCACCCGCGTCAACCCCAGATCCAGGCCCGGGATCGCGTCCGCGGCCTCGCCGTCGCGCAGCATGGACAGCACCAGCGACATCGTGTTGTCCGTCTGGTCCTGCGACACCGCCGCCAACTGCACGTGCGGCGACGGGTGCGGCCGGCCCACCGCCTCGCCCGCGGCGTCGAACCCGTCGAACACCACGTCGGCGGCCAGAGCGCAGCACGACAGCGCCGCCGCCAGCGGCGACTTACCGGAGCCCTTCGGGAGGACGATCTGCCCGCGGCGAAACAGCCACCGGCCGCGCAGATCCACCGCGAACCACCACGCGATCAGCCGCGCCTGCGTAGGCGTCCACTGCCACGGGTCGCCCGCACGGTCACCGTCCGGCTGCGCCAGGAACTCCTCGCCCCACGCCAGCACACCCCAGCCCAGCGTCGGAACACCGTGGTCCGAGGGCATCCCCTCCGGCAGCCCGTCCGCGGCCAGAAGGATCCTCTGGTCGCCGACCACCAGGCACGGCGCGCTCATCCCGCGTCCCGCTTGCCCCACCGCGCCCGGGCCGCCGCGCGCGCCTGCTCCGAGGTGCGCGCCGACTTCTGCTTCGTGCCCGCCGGCGTGTCCGGAAGCTTCAGCGCCTTCAGCAACGCGGCCAGGACCGTTCGGTGCTGGCGGACCTCCGAGACCAGCGGCGACGCCACCAACTGGCCCTGGGAGCCCTTCACCATCAACGGCGAATCAGCGAGCTCGTCCTCCAGCCGCTGCACGATGTCGGCCTGGCGGCACGCGTCGTGCAGCAGGCGCACCTCATCGGCGCGCAGCTCGTAGGCCGGGACGATCGAGGCCCACAAGGCGGCGCCGGCAAGGCCCAGGTTCGCGGGGGGTTCGGGGGCGGGCATCGTGCACCCCCTTCACGCTGCGGCCAGGACGTCGGGCTGGTAGTAGGTCTCATCGCCGCGCACCGAGTTGCACCAGCGGTGCGCCAGGCGCAGGTTCTCCGGGGAGTGGTCCGGCTCGTCCGTCCACGCCCGGCACACGATGTGGTCCAAGGTCGCCGCCCAGTTGTCCAAGTGCGGCAGGTTGGGGTCGACCGGTTCGAAGCAGAGCTGGCAGATCCACCCGTCGCGCTCGTAGACCGCCAGTCGCGTCGCCCTGGTCACAAACCCGGATCGGGCCAGTCGCCGCTTCCTCTGCTTGCGGCACTCCGGCGAGCACGTCCGCGCACCGTGGAGCTGCGTGGCGAACCCGGCCCCGCATTCGGAGCACGCGCCGACCACCCACGGGGTGCGGCCACGCGTGCCTCGGGCGAACCGCTGCGCTCGACGCGCCGCTGCGGCCCGCCGTTTCTCAGCAGGCGACAGCTTGCGCTTCCGGTTCTCGCCGTGCTGGTGCGCGTTCTGGCAGGTGAACGAGCAGTACTTGGCGTTCCTCGTTCGAGTTGCCCATACCTTCCCGCAGGCCACGCACGTGCGGGGCAATCTGCGATGCCCGCTGTTTCCTCGCTTGGCCCGCCACACTTTCCCGTACGTCTTGGACCTCGCGTTGGCGTGTGCACGTCGACATGCATCGGCACCGCACTGCACGCGACGAGATTCCGGCATAGGCGATCCGCAATAGGGACAGGGGTTCACGTCGTCTCCTGGAAACGCGAAGGCCCCGAGCCAGGAACTCGGGGCCTCCTTCCCCTGGGGATCAGCCAGGGGCGCCTACAGCCGCGCACAGGCGGCATTCAGTTATCGAGGGGTCGGAAAAGCCGGGCAGACCGCACGCACGGCCTCAGGCGCTATCACGCTCCGGTCTGCGACCCCGCCAGGGGGAGGTTGGCCCCCCTGGGGTCGTCTCCGCCGCGTCCGCTACTTCTTGCGCAGCCCTGGGTGGGCTTCGGGTTCGCGGTTTATCTTCGGCCGCTTCAGCGCGGCGGCGCGCCCGCCTTCTGCTGCGCTCTTGCGTGCGTGGCAGGGCCACTTGTGGATGGGGCCGAGGTTTTCGAGGGAGTGGTCGTCGCCGGGGTTCTTGTGGTCGACGTCGTTGGCGCCGGGTTTGCCGCACACGTAGCAGATGTGGCCGTCGCGGGCGAATACGGCGGGGCGGACGCGGCTGTCCCAGTCAGGCGGAAGGCGGTCGCGCCTTGTGCTGCGTTCCCATGCCATGGCTACTGGTTCCGTCTGTCGCCGGGCCAGAAGCCGTTCATATCGAAGTGCCATTGGGCGCATATGCGTTTGGCTCGGTCGGAGCCCACGTGCTTGTCGAGGGCGCGTTGGCACCGTGTGAAGTCGCCGGGTGTGCCCCACCTGATGCGGGGGGCGCCCTTGCCGTACTTCCAGTACTGCTCGAGGTCGTTTTCGACGGCCATGTCACCCCCGGGTTTACTCCGCGTCCTGATCCGGCCAGGGAAGTCGGCGGGTAGCGGGGCCGGTTTAGGTTGATCGCAACCGCCGGCTTGGGAGGGCTCATGGCTTACGATCCGCGCTACCACCAGCAGCCGTACCAGCATCATCCGCGCGTGCGGAAGTCCGTGGAGAAGCAGCGCGGCCTTGGGGGGTGCGCGAACTCGACGCACTTGCTCTTGACGGCCTGCACGTGCGGGCTCTGGCTGTTCGTGTGGATCCCGTGGTGGATCATCCGAGTGCTGATCCCGCGCCGGCGGACGACGAAGCACTACTACCAGTAGGGGGAGCTATGGCGAAGTTCATCATCAATAAGGAGTACGAGAACGAGCGCGAGGTGGAGGCGAGTCACTTCCGCACCGTCGGCGAGTTCATCGACTTCGAGTCTGGTGACGGGATCGTGCTGAGGATTCGCGCATCGTCCGTCGAGACCGTGCATCAGGTCTTCGGTTAGGCGCCCGGCCGCGCTCGACGCTCACCCCCAGGAAGCGGAGCGCGGCCGGGACGATCATGGGGTGGTGGGGTTCTCGATCTCGTCGGCCATGGCCCGGAGCGCGGCGGCGAGGTCGGTCGGCCCGCGCTCGGGGCGGCTGAGGATCATCTCGCTGACCTGGACGGGTTCTTCGTCTTCGAGCTGGAGGAGGACGCGGACCACGACGGGCATGGTCAGTTCTCGACCGGCTCGTAGACGTCGGCGAAGACGTCCGGCTTGCAGGGGTAAAGCTCACCTGCTGTGCCGCGGATGATCCAGTCGCCTACGGAGGCGCGCATGTCGCCTTCGAGGGTGTAGATGACGACTCCCTCGTGCAGGCCGCGCCCCGGTCCGGGGAGCATGTCCTTGGCAACCTTGCCTTGGCGCCCCATGAAGGCTTCGACTTCGCCCAGGTTGTCGCCGGTGTAGTGGACGGCTTCGACCTCGATGGGCTTCTTGCGGTACTTGGGCATGGGGTTCTCCTTGGGGGTGGGTGCCCGGCCGCGTCCGCCCTCAGGAAGCGGCCGGGACGATCAGGCGGCGCGGGCGTACCGGCTCCAGGTGCGCAGCCGTGCCCGTCGCTTCTTGACGTCGGCGCCGGTCACCCAGTGCACGGTGGACCGGGCGGCCATGGGGACGGTACGGATGCCGGGTTCTCCGGAGGTCGACCACAGGGTGAGCACGGTCGCGGTACTCAGCGGGTGGGGCGCCGATCCGAGGTAGATGGCAGGATCCCGGCCTCCGCCGTCTACGAGGTCGCCGGGTTGGAGCTGGGCAAGGGGGACGTCCACAGGCGCGCCTCCTTAAGGGGGTGCGCCCGACGGCGGGGACGGGAGGCCGCCGGGCACGTCTAGTCGCGCTTCCAGGTGCGCCGGTGGTGGTAGCCGAGGACGTCGGAGGCGACGAGCAGCACGACCGCGACGGCGAGGGCGGTGAGGCCGACGCCCTGGTGCAGGTGGAGTTCGATCACCTGGCGGACGATGAGCGCGGCCATGCCGATGAGCGCGAGGGTGAGCCCGGTGATCAGCAGGGCGAACCTCATGGCCACCTCCGGGCATGAGAAAGGCCCCGCCGGTGTCCCGGTCGGGGCCTGAAGTCTGAGGACAGTACGTCCACTGTGATCAAGCTAGCGTTCGCGCCCGTTTTGCGCAACTCGGGCCACGCGCGCCCACCTAACGCTGATCCACGCGTGGGCGCGGAGGATCGGGCGCTTGACGGCTTCCAGGGCGGCGAACAGGCGGTCGGTCATTCCTGCCCCCATGTCCATGCGGGGTCGTAGTCGGGGTGGTCGGAGTACACCGTCGCGATGACGTGCAGCGCCAGCCGGGCCGCGCGTGCGTCAGGGAGCTGCGTGCAGGGGTTGTCGATGTAGTCGACTTCCCACTCCTCGATGATCGCCCGCTTCGCGGCGACCTCGCGAAGCACCCGGGCGGGGTCATGGCGGGCGATGTGCGCGGCGTCCGCCTCTTCAAGGCCGACCGCCCCCTCGGGGTAGACGTTGGAAGCCGTTGCGACAGCTCCGATCACGGAAGTCACCGCGTGGTCACCGAGGTGTTCGTCATGCTCCCACGGGCCATCCGCGGCCGCCATTGCCGCCGCCTCGTCTTCGGCGATGCGCGCCCTCAGGAACTCGATGATGGTCATGCGACCCTCTCCTTCTTCGCAGCGGCCTGCACCGCCAGATTGATGATGTCGCCCAGCCGGTACACCGGCACCCGCACCGCGCGCCGCACCACCCCGGGCCGCTCCCCCCGCGTGTGCACCACCCTCGTCCCGGCGCGGGCCAGGTTGCCGCGTGCGGCGTGCCCCCGGATCGCCGAGGGCGTCATGGACCACCCGGCGCGGGCGAGCGCGGCGGAGGCTTCCAACGGCGTCATGCGGGTGTTGTCGATGCGGCGCAGGTGCGCCAGCTTGGCGGCGGCCACGTCCGCGACGACCCCGCCGCAGTCGTCCTCGCGGCACCGGGCGAACACGGCGCCGGCGGGGGCGTAGACGGGGCGGTGGCAGTGGGGGCACTGCCCGGAGTAGTCGAGGGGGATGTGGACGTCGACGGCGCGCACGGCGTGCTGCACTGCGGTGGTGATCTCCTCGATGGCGTCGGATCCGTAGTCGCGGTGGCGGACCCATGTGATGACGGGGATGAGCCAGGCGGCCATGGCGGGGAGGGTGTCGGCGGGCAGGGCGGTGGCGGTGCCGTCGTCGTGGATGGCGCGGACCCAGCCGACGAGGGTGGTGCGGAGGTGGGTGCGGGCGTCGGAGGCGCGCAGATCGATGGGCAGCGGGGTGTCGGCGTTGCGGGCGCGGGGCCCGTTGGGGCGGGTGGCCTGTTTGGCGATGCGGTCGTCGAGTTCGTCGGCGAGGCCGTCGGTGACGCGGCGGAGGGCTGCGGTGGCGGTGTCGGCGCAGGTGGTGCAGGTGTAGGCGTCGTCGCCGGACGGGCGTCCGCAGAGGCGGCAGGTGGTGTGCATGTGTCCCCCCGTGTGTTCTGTACCACTTATACTGGTTTCACTTCCTTCTGCGGGGAGACAGCGCGTCGTGGCAGCGCGCGGGGGTTGGGGCCGGTCGGGGTGGAAGCCGACCGGCCCCTTTGTCATGCGGCGGCCTTATCGCCGGCGAGCGACTCCATGAGCCGCCTCTGTCGTGCTCGGCGCGCTTTGCGCATCTCGGCCGCGCCGGTGCCCCGCATGCGCGCCCGCCAGTAGGCGCTGAGTGCGCGCTGCGCGTGGCGTAGGACGGGCTCGTCTGCCTGGGCTGTGATGAGGTGGGTGCGCAGGAGTAGGCGCCCGTCGTGCTCGTGGGTGGCCTTCGCGCCGAGGCTGCGTAGGCGGAGGACGACGGTGCGGGCGTAGGCGTGGTTGCCGATGGTCGTGGTCAGCGTGAACGATGCGGCGGCGGGCGGGCTGAGGTTCACTGGTCCTCCTGTGATGGGTCGGGGCGGCGGCGCGTCGTCATGCGGCGACCCCGGGCGGCAGCCTGTCGACGGGGACGGTGAAGTCAGCGACGATGACTTCGTCGCGGGGTTCGAGTCCGAGGTCGGCGTAGGCGAGGATGCCGTGCTCGGGGTCGGGGACGTAGCTGGTGACGCGGGCGGTGTCGGGGGTTCCGGCGCGGATCTCGACGCGGACGATCATGTCGGGGTCGAGGCCCTGGGCGCGCACCCAGTCGCACAGTTCGGCGCGGCGTTCATCGGTGGGGCGGTGGTGCTGGTTGGCGTCGTAGGACCAGAGGACGTCCTCACCGGGGTCGCCGTGGTGTTCGGCGGGTGCGGGGATGCGCATGGCGTCGGGGCTGGTCTGGTAGTCGCGGATGGCCGAGTCGATGGCGTCGATGACGTGGTCGCTCATTGGTCCTCCTGTGGTTGGTCTCCGGGCAGGTACACGGTTCGCATGGGCCGGGGCGGGGGTTCGTCGTCCCACGAGTCGGGGGGTTCGGCGTCGGGCCCGAGGGTCACAACGGCATGTCCTCCACTTCGTCGCCGGGGGCGAGGAGCGCGATCTCGTCGGGGTAGCGGGTGACCCATTCGACGGGTTCGCCGAGGCGCTGGATCTCGACGGGCAGGTCCTCGTGGTTGAGGAGTTCGAGGGCGAGCCGGTGGGCGGTCATGGGGGTGCCGTGGTTGGTCTTGGCGGCGCGGAGGCGTTCGAGGTGGCGGCGTTCGTCGTCGTTGGGGAGGGCGTCGCGGATGGCGGCCCGGATTTTGCGTTCGGCGTGGGCTTCGATGGCGTCGAGGCGGGGTTCGGTGATGGCTTCGGCGCGGGCTTGGATGTAGGCGTCGAGGTTGGTGATCATGTCGGCGAGTTTGTCGGCGTCGGTCATGTTTTGCCTCCGTTTGCCTCTGTATCGCCCTCTGCGGGGTTGACGGGCCTTGCTGGTGTCCTTGTGTGGGTTGGGCCGTACGGGGCGCCTGTGGGTCACTGTGGGGCCGCACAGGCGCCTTGTGGGTCAACCGATTCCCGCGTTGACGTCCAGGCGGATCGGACGTGAGGGGTCCTCGGCCACCCACACCTGCTCGTATTCGCAGGCGGCCTGCAAGCACGACACCGGGTTCCTGCGGGTGTGGAACCGCACGGGGGTGGGCCCGCCGGGCAGCAGCAGGTTCGGACCCCAGAACGCGATGCTGTGCTGCCGCTTGGTGATCGGGTCGCCGCACGCCCAGCACGCCTCTGGGCCGACCGAGGTGAGCCGGTCGAGGTGCTCGCCGGCGCGGGTGACCTCCTCCTCGGTGGTGACGTGGCGGCACGGGTGCAGTTCCTGGCACAGCACGCACACCGCGTAGTGCTCGGGCAGGACGTACCAGACGAACGGGCGGAACGCGGGGATGCGCGTCTCGTAGGTGCCGCCGTCGGGGAGCGCGTCGAGGATGAGGGTCCATGGCCGGTCGGGCCACTGGTCGGGGCTGAGCTTGTGGGCGACGTGGCGGTAGTGGGCGTGCTCGTCCTCGGTCCAGTCGAGCGGGTCGAGTTCGACGTGGTCGGTGACGCGCCATGGGAGCCGGTTGACGGCGATGATGGTGCCGAGGGGTGGGCGCTGGTAGTACTCGCGGGTGGCGACGGTCGGCGTCCAGGGGGCGGGGTGTCGGGTCACGCCGCACCTCCTGCGACGCCCCGGGCGCGGGCCATGGCGGACGGGAGATCGGGATCGTGGCGGCCGTCCCCGAGGGGCGCTTCGAGGGGATTGGTGGTGACGAACCACGCCCGGGAGCCGTCCGGTGCGGTGGCCAGTTGGTGGACGACGACCACGCCGCGCGGGCCTGCGATCTGGACCTCGATCACGTCGTCCCACCCGGCGTCGAGAGCGTCGGCGGCCATCACGCGCCTCCTGCGATCTCGCGGGCGCGCGCCAGGGCGGCGTCCCGGTCGGGGTGGGTCTCCCACGTCTCGCGGATGCGGCGCCCGTCGAAGTCGCAGCGGTGCGTGGACCACTGCCCGGAGTCCAACGCGGGGTCCTTGCGGACCTCGACGAACCCGAGGCCGGCCGGGATGCTGAACCGGGTCGCCGCGTCCAGGTCCGTGCGGAGTTTCTCGACGGTCTCTTGGAGCTGCGCGGCGTGGGAGGACTCGTCGGTCAGTTCCTCGCGGAGGTACTGCACCTCGGGCCCGACCACGCCCAGGACCGCGTCGAGGACGGGCGACCGCTCCGGGTGGCGGTCGGGGTCGTCGGCGAGCAGGCCGGCCACCATGCGCCGGGCCTGGTCGGCTGCCGTGCACAGGGCGTGGTCGGGGCGGACGGGGTCGCAGCACACCCATTCCGCGACAATCTGGGTGTCGATGGACTCGCGGAGGGCGTCGGCGATGCGGGTGCGCAGCCCGTCGTGGTCGCTGGGGAGATCGGCGGTGCTGACGACCAGAGGTACCAGCCGCGCCGTCACCTCGTTCAGGTCCGCGAGCGCCTTCTTGATCTCCTCGTCGCGGCCAGTCCAGTCGTGGGACTCGTGGGCGGGCTCGTTCACCGGGTACCCCCGGTCGCGTCGAGCGCGCGGCGCCGGAGCTCCCCCGCGTCACCGATCAGCCGGTCCAGCTCATCGTGCGCGTGGTGCTCGCACACCGCCATCACGGGGAACGTCTGGTCGCCGATGCGCTGCATCCGGGCGCCGTCCGCCCCCGCGCGGAACTCCATGCGGCCGATGCGGTCCCGGCACGCGAGGCGGTCCAGGACGATCAGGACGGCGTCGTTGGCGCACCCGACCTCGGCGGTGCAGGGCCCGAGGTGGTCGACCGGGTCCCATCGGGGTGGGGCCTGGGTGGTGGTGGTCATGCGGTCCTCCTGCTGGTGGTGGTTAGGGTGGGGGTGGGCGGCCCGCCTGTCGGTAGCAGGCGGGGCGCCCTTCGCATGCGTCATTTCGACTTCGGCAGCGACGCCCGGATGCGCGCCGCGTACTCCCGCACCGACTCCGGGCCCGCCGGCCGAGACGAACCCGACCGCACCTCCCGGACCTCCGGCGCCCGGAACCCGTGGGCGGTCACCGCGGCCACGCACTCCCGCGCACGGCCCTCCGCGTCGGCGACACCCCACGACTCCAGCAGGCGGGCCACATCTGCGGCGGCGTCGGCGGGCGCCATCACGCGGCCTCCTCAACCGGTGCGAACCGGGGCGGCGGGAGTTCGTCCCAGTGCGCGGACGGCCCGTCGGGGTAGTCGGCCGGGGGGCGGGGGGTCGGGCGCAGCCGCTCGGCTTCCAGGGCGGCGACGAGG